CCGTTGATAGCTGTGCATCAATCATTGTCGACTGAACCCACGCAGCATCTGTCGAAATGTTATCGACAGGGAATTTTCCCCATGCCACCACATCACCTAACGGATCGCCGGCACCGTCATCTTCCACAATCTCAAACAGCAAATCCTCAATCATTTCCCCGACCTTTTTTATATATGCCGAAACATAGAGCAGATTGTTCTTTGAAACGGTGAAGGCGGAAGCGTAGTATTTTGCATAGGTGTCAATAGCCGTTGTCGCTGTTTCGTTATTGACATCAAGGTATTTCTCTTTCCCGCCGATGACATAAACCCTATCATAATGCTTGTAACTGTCCTTCTGTATCCTCGCTGAAATCAGCTCATCAGAACTAATTGTGTGGTCAGAGGCCATGGAAGAATTATCATAAAAGTGAAGGTCGTCATTTTCGTCAACATAGAAGTCCGCACCGACAAGCGTTGCAAGCATCTCAATGCAGTCGCCCACATACTCCCATGCGAATTTGATGTTGGGTATGGTGTCAACGAAAGTTGCGACGTTTGTGTATGTTATGTCTGGGCAGTAATTGTTCAATAGGGATTGTATTATTGCAGTTGGTGTCATGTTGATATATTCTTGAATACCTACCACCATGGTTTGCCCAAGTCTGAAAGTCCCGTAGTCCACACCCTGAATTATCATTGTGTTCTCGTTGACTCTCGGCAGATCGAACTCAATTGATGTTATTACCCCATGAAATATCTTTGTTGTCGGGTTTTCGGTGTAGCCAAGATAGAAGTAGACGTCATCACCTATTGCAAATCTTTCTGAATAGGTGCCTTCATTGTTGTATAATCTTATCTCGAACTCGTCAGAGCGTTTGCCCAGCTGGTCAGTTATGCTCGCTGATTCGATAATGTCCGCCCCGTAGAGGTCGGTTGTGGTGACACCATGGAGTATTGATATCCCCCAGTATTTTGGTATTGAGAAGTCGCCGGTTATGGAAACTGAAGCAGAAATACCTATACTTGATGAAACGGAACGGTTGAAATCCGATTGTGTCGATATGGCCGCAGCAAGTCCTATCCCCGCTGCAACTGTTCCTGTGTGGGATGTTGAAGTGGGCCAAACAGGGTAAACTTGAATAGGTGAGCTTCCGATTGTAACTGCACCATCTATTGAAATGAATGAAGAATAATTAACATGATTGTTATAAACTGCTTTTATGAAGTCCTCCGTTTTAGTATCGGAAAAAAACCACCATTCATCTAAATATCCGGTGTAAAAATAGGAAGTTCCACCGGAATAATAGTAATGGAAGTATCGGGTATCAAGACTTGCATTTACTCCCGAACCTGTATAAGTTACCGTTTTTGAAACAGTATTATCGTAAAAAGCATAAGTTGTGGTAGATGTTTTAGTCCAAGCAAACATTCTAAAACTAGACATTGATGGGTATGTGTATTCTGCTTTTGCTGCATTAGCAACTCCATTAGGAAACAGAAAAATATAATTTGGTGTAGTTCCTGCCCAAAATTGCATTCCATCTGCACCAGTTCCATCCGTAATATATACTGGATTTGCAGACGGACTTTTTGACCAAAATAACATACTATGTGAACTTGAACTTTGAGAAATTGTTGCGGATAATGAAACATAACAATTTCCGGCAGATAAATATAAGGCTTTACCGCATGAGTTAATCCCTGTTACGTATGAGCTTGTTCCATGAGCAGTTCCATTATAATCCCCAAAAACATCATTTGCATTATCTTGAAAGTGATAAATTGCAACTCCACCACTCCAAGCACCTTCTTTATTTTCAGTTCCGGTGATGGCCGGAGTTCCATACCAGAAATAAATCGTAGTATCGGCAGTTGAGGATAAATCAACTTTTACATAAAAGATGGCATCTGTTGTGTCAAAGACCACGCATTCATGATAAAGAGTAGTTTGCCCTCCAGCATCTGATGAAAACCAAACACTATCTCCATCATCTCCAGTTGCAAATAAATCTGGGTGATTTGTGCTATCAAATTTGACAAGAACCGGAACATTGGAAGTGGCACCGCTAATGTAAGCGTCTGCGTTAATGACTATTCTTCGTCTTTTCCACTGTCCAGTTATGGCCATTTAGTCCCTCCGGTTCAAGCTTTGACCGAAGGGTAATAACCTGTCGGGATGAGTGCTTTTGTTTTTGAGAGGAAGCTGTCATATTGTGCCTGTGTTATAAGGCCAAGTTCGAGATGTCGTTTGTATTCTTCAAGTTTGCCAACTGCTTCCTGATATTTCTGCTCGGCTGTCGGCTCGGAAACTGGCGGTGTTTTGATCGTGTCAGTTGGCGTGAAACTAACCGGCAAATCATAAGCCCCCCCCTTGTCAGTTGCAATCTGGTTTATGTTCCACCTGTTCCGCCCAGCTTCCAAGAGCTTGTTCATGAGGTCTTTCTGCCCGTCCTCTGTCAAGAGGAAGTCGGCAGCCGCCCTCTGCTCGAACTTTATCTTTGTCAGCGTGTCCTTCTCGTCAGGGTAATATAACCCAGTGAATATGATGAAATTCATTTCAACTCTTTTATCAACAATTTCAACTTTATCCATGTTTTAACCTCATGAAGTTACCTCAAATTTAATCCCCCAACCCTCAACCCACAGGTCGGAGTCAAGCGTGTCTAATGCATTGTCTGCATCCCTTTTCAATGCCGGAAAAACAAAGTTGCCGGCAGCGAGCCCATGATTGTCATAGGTGACCGTCTTTGAAACTATTGTCAGGTCGTGGGATGTTCCGTTTATTGTTTCAGCTGCAAAGGCGGTGAAACTTGTTGCCGGATCCTCGTCCTCCGAATCTGCCGCACCTACAAGAGAGAATCCAAGTACGAAATCACCAGTTGTTGCGTCAGAGTGGCACACTGCCGTTGCAGTTATGCCCTTTGTAGCGTCAAAGAAGGAAGGCAGCATGAAAGGCTCCCAAACACCAGTTTCATCTGTCGCCTTGTCAAACTTCAGATTGTCACGCTTATTGTTTGTCCCATAAAGGATTTTTTCAGGCTTGCTTGCCGCAGTCTGATTCTCATCCTTTGCCCCGAACCAAACAAAAGCGTATTTTTCACCAGCCATGATTTAGCCTCATACTGTTGTATCTGTGAGAGTGCAGGTGATTGTCAATGTCAATGTGTCCGTGTTGACGACGTTTATTGTTGCAGGGAAGACGTGCCTGACGAGCATATCCCCTGATGCTGCCGCATTAAAAACGCCGCACTCGTTAATCGCAAGCGAACCTGAAAATGTGAACTTCTCTATCCAGACCGCCTTGTTTGTTGCTTGATATTCGTGTGTATCTGCAACAACTCTTCCACCACCGTTTGTAGTGATTTCTGTTTGCAATGTAGTATCTCCTGCCGCTGGTGTATTAGTTCCAGAGCCCAGAGCTACATAAGTAAATGCGTCAGCTGCAACACCGGTCATTAACTTACAAACTTCAATCATTCCAGCTGTTGTTACTGCTGTTCCTGTTGCCATTTTTTATACCTCTTGTTAGATTCATTTATTTGGGCTGTGTGTTCATCTTCGGACTTTTTCCCATTCTTGACGAGCCGCCCTTCCTCGTCCCTGTTGCCGAATTTTTCCTTGTTCTTTTGACGGATGGTTTCGGTCTTGTCGTCAGCCTTGCAGCTTGTGACCTCCCCTTTGCCATCCCTTGTAATTATAAGGCCGTTATAGTCCCGAAGGACAGCCGTTATCTGATTCATCAGCTCATCCTCTGTATCTTCTCAATCTTCTTCATGATAAGCTCGGCAATCCTGTCCGGATCGCCAGAACCGTTAATATTGAATGTGTTGTTTATCACAATCCCTCTCCCTTTGAGCTTTGAACTGTCCTTGAATGCCAGGATGTTGTCGTCAGGGTGAAACTGTATGACCTCTCCCCTGTTTGTGATCAGGGCATCGTTTACAGATGTGAAGCTGCCGCTGCCATCACCATAATAAGTGGCCCCGCCAGCATTGAAACTACAGACCAATCCTGAACAAGAGTTACGTTTAACATTTGATACTGTGTTTGCCCAAGACTCTCCCTTCGATGCCGTGAAAGCTGCGTTTTCATTTCCTAGGACGTTATACCAGAGCATGCCGGGTGATCCGGAAGGGCCGCCTCCTGAAGAATAA